CGGCGTGGTGCCGGCTGGCCAGGTCAAGCGGCGTCATCTGCCGGGGCCTGGTCCGGCGGCGCGTCCGGCTGAGGTCCGCCGAAGCCTGCGTCGCGGGCGATCGCGGCGACCGGGTCCATCTCGGTTTCGCGCTTCTTCATCTCGATCAGGTCGACGATCTCGCTCGGGGTGAGGCCCCACTTCGCGGCGAGGTATTCGAACGGGAACCCGACCTGGCGGAGCTTCAGTAGCGCGTCGGCGAGCTGCGCCTGCGACCGGGACTGCGCGTCCGCCCACAGCACCGTGCCCGCGGTGATGGCCTTCGCCTTCGCCGCGTTGCCCTGCGCGAGCGCGATCAGTCCGAACATCTGCCGGATCGCCTGCCCGAACCAGAGTTCCTTCTCCTGCACCCGCTTCACCAGGCCGGTCTCGGCGGCGATCAGCGCGTCGCCGGAGAGGTTCGCCATCTTCCCGATCAGGTAGTGCTGCGGGGTGCGGGTCTGCGCGGCGATGTGCCCGACGGCGATCTCGATGACGTCGGTGTAGGCCTTGAGGTTCGCCGCCTGCCACTCGGCGATCTTCGAGTTTTCCCCCGTGATCCACAGGACGCGGTCGACGGCGAACTTCGCCAGGTCGACCGGTCGCTGCCCGATGACCTCGCCCTTGTCGTTGAGGATCGGCGTCGTCGGCCGTTCCGCGCCGAGGACGATCCGCTGCGGGAACGACGCGTAGTCCGACGCGGTGAACAGCTGCGCCCATAGCAGGTTTACCGCGTCCTGCATCGCGATCACGCCGGTCACGTCGGAAATCGGCTCGTCGGCCAAGGTCGGCTTGTTCGGCAGCTCCACCATCGGCACGATGTGCATCGGGTTGGGCTGGGGGTTCGGCTCGGTTTCGCCGAGGTCCCGCGGCGCCCACTTCTTCATCTCCTCGTCCACCGCGGACAGGAGGATCAGCGCCGTCTTCTGCCGCATGATCGGCCGCTCGAACTTCCACACCTCGTCCGGCAGGTAGAGGGTGGCGTAGTCGCAGTTGCCGTCCTGCCACTTCTTCAGCGCCGCCCGCCGCTTCCGACGGGACCCGGGCTCGTAGGCGATGACGCACTGCGAGGCGTCCTCGAACGTCACGACCGGCGTCTCTTCGTCGTCCGGGTCACCCCAGACCAGCACGAACGCCCGCGCCGAGTTGACACTGCCGAGGAACCCGAGCTGGGAGTCGGCGTCGAGTGCGTTGGTTTGCCACACCCGCCACGACTCCGCGTCGGCTTCCTCTTCGCCGAGCCCCTTCACCCCGAGCACCGTGAGCCGCTCCACCGGAGCATCCGCGACCGGCGCGACCCAGTTGTCGGAGAAGTCCACATACCGCTCGCCGTGGTACTTCTTGAACTGGTCCGACGCGTACTTCAGCGGCTGCTCACCCCGGTAATACCGGGAATTCCGGTCCACATCGGAGCTGCGGTTGAGCAGCTCCTGCTCAAGCAGCGCCACCAGCTGAAGGGCCTGGGCCTCGGTTGCCACGGTCAGCCCTCCTCAGGCGGTGTAGACGAAGTTGTCGTGGGACTTCCACAGCTTCGCGGCGGTCACATCGCCGGCAGCTTCGTTGCAGATCACCGACACCACCGCGAGGTCGATCTTGCGGCCGTCGCCGGGCTTGGTGAGCACGTAGCGGTTCTGCGGCCGGGCCGCCTTCTTCGCCGCACCCATGTGCAGCTCGGTGTCGTCGCAGCCGTCGTGCGCGAAGCCGCTGTCGGCCTTGGCCACGTCGACCAGCAGCCGCTCGCACGCCGCGTGCATCTGCACCGGCCGGTACGTCTCGAACCGGATCACCCGCCGATCGCCGAACTGCTCCGCCCACGTGTCGATCTCGGTCTCCCAGTACGGCGGGTCGGCGTACATCCGGATGATGTCGAAGTGGCTGAACAGCCACTCGACCGCCGCGTGCACCTCCAGCCGCGGTACCCGCCCGCCGTGCTTGGCCGGGTTCCAGATCGTCGGGCCGGCCGGGGTGTACGGCGTGAACTGGTAGCCCTCGCGCGTCTGCGCGCGAATCCCGGTCCAGTCGTCCACATCGGAGCCGTCGAACCCGAGCACCAGCTGCGTTCGGCGGTTCAGCGGCGGCGCTTTCTTCGCCGCGCGGGCCTTCCACTTCTCGACGTCCATCCAGGTGTCGAGCCCGGCGACGATCCGGTTGCCGAAGAACCGCTCCGCCTGCCCGGGGTCCTTCTCCATCAGCTCGGCGGCTTCAGCCTCGATGCTGTCCAGGTTGACGTGCGGCGACCCGGCGTAGTTGAACGCGTGGATCTTCCGGCGGTCGGCCTTCACCTTGTACTTCAGGCCTGCCGGCGGCGGCTCGTAGAACCGGAAGACGTCCTTCGCTCGCGACTCCCGGGTCCGCTGTGCCGTCGAGTTCTGCGACGGGTCGTAGCAGTTCGTCGTCTCCCCGCCGCGCCCGCCCATGCCCGCCGCGCCGCGCCGCATCGTCTCCGCGACCCGGACCATCTTGTTCTCGACGGTGTATAGCTGCGGCTCGTCGTGGAAGTACGCCGAGATCGGGTTGCCGAGCCGGGACTGCGCGCTCGAGGTGACCGCGTCGATCCGGCCCTCGTTCGGCAGCCGGATGAAGCCCTCGCGCGGCAGCATCAGGTCGGAGAGCGGCCCGTTCTTCGCCATCGCCTGCAGCGGCCGGTAGATGTTGTCGACCTGGTCCTCGGACGTCGCGAGCAGCTGGATCAGCGGGGTCGCCCACGGCATCCCCATCGGCTCGCCCGGGTCGTACGGGTACTCCCAGCCGCAGCCGCAGCCGTGGTCCGCGCAGACGTAGCCGTCGTCGTCTCCAGCCCAGCCGGCGAACAGCGCCGGCCCGACACCCTCGTTCGACGCGAGCGTCGCCGTCCACGGCCCCTTGCCGACCTTCTGCGGCGCGATGACCTGGAACCGCCGGTACCAGAACGCCGCCGCCCGCGTCGGGTAGCCGTTCTCGTCGTACGCCTCTGCGTCTGGTCGGACGCGGTAGTGGTTCAGCGTGCACCAGAGCTGCCAGTCGTAGTGCTTGAACGGCGCGCCCTTCCGGAACCCGTCCGGGACGATGCAGTGCCGCTCCACCCAAGCCGGCGCGACCCAGAGGGTCGGGAAGTCGACGACGTACCGCTTAAGCTCCGGCGCCATCGGCCGCGACCGCCGACATCCGCGCCTTCATCGCTCGCGCCGCGGCGCGAGCATCAGACTGCGGATCCGGCGCGGTACCGCCGCGCTTGTCGGCCAGCTCGTCGACGGCGATCGCCCACCCGTTCTCCCGCAGCCCGGCCGGCGTCATGCCGATCTGGTCCGCGAACCGGTGCAGCGAGTTCTTGTCCGCCGCCTGCGCGTCCGGGCCCTCGCACACCACCGCGGTCCGGACCCACATCGCCACCGTGTGCCAGCGCCACGACTCGCGCGCCCACGCGGCCGCCTGCGGCAGCCGCCACGCCCACGCCCACAACGCGGCCTCACGTTCGCGGAACGCCGCGGTCGCCCGCTTGTCCGGGAACCGCCGTTTCGTTCCCTCCGCGTCGACGACCGTCTCGTAGACCGTCATCTCGCGCAGCGGGTACGCCGGCACGTCGCCCTCGTAGCCCTCGGCCGGCAGCGCCGTCAGCGAGAAGCCGCGCTGCTCGCTCCGCCCCGACTTCGGGTCCGCCGGCGGGCCCGACCGGTTCCGTGCTCCACCCTTGGTCATCGCGATCACTCCCCAGCGGCCTTGCGCCGCGTCGGCGGGCCCGCCTTGCGCGGCACCCTGTGCGATGGACGGTGACCGTCCGGAATAAGCCGCTTAGGCGGCCAGAACATCCGCGGTGTAGTACCGCTCGTCGCCGCGCACGCTGTTGCACCAGCGATGCGCGAGACGAAGATTTTCGGGCGAGTGGTCTGGAGTCCCCCACGCCTGGCACTCGATGTGGTCCAGCGTCGCGCCCCACAGGTCCGACGATTCCAGATCGCGGTCGACCGGCTCCTTGCACAGCTGACAGACCCAGCCATCCCGCTCGTAGATCGCAAGCCGGTCCGCCGGCCGGATGACGAATCGCCTCCGGTTCGCGTTCGCCTGACACCGCTTCGAGCAGTACAGCGGCGCGTGCTCGACGTCCGCGCCGCGGCCGACGAAGTAACCGCCGCACCAGCGACAGGCGCCCGCGACGCAGACGGTCCACCACTCGGTCCGGCGCGGGGCCGGTCGCCGACACGGATGCCGCGCTGGGATCTCCGTTCGCGGCCAGGTCGGGCCGACGTGCACGAGCGCCTTGCTGGCGCGAGTCGCCGCGTGCTGGTCGTCCGTCCGACACGTCAGCGAGCAGTACTGCCGCGGTCTTCGCCGCGCCAGCTCCTTTTCGCACGGTGTGCCGCACCTCGCGCACGGCACGGTGACCTTCACGTGCCGGTTCGGCTGGTGCTTCTGGTTGTAGTGCGTCGAGCACAACCCGCGCGCAGCATGCGCACGCCCGCACCCGTCAACCTCACAGGCCCTCACGTGTTTCTCCCGGAAACGGCGGAAGCCCCGAGTCCGGGAGACTCGGGGCTTCCTTCCTCCGGGGATCAGCCGGAGGCGACTTTGACGAACTGGAACTTCTGAACCCTTCGCACCTTTTCGACGCC